ATCCTCTTTAGTCCAACCTTGCTGTACGCCGTCTTTTTTTACTTGGCTGTTGCCGAGGTAAGTTTCATTCACTCTTGAAGAATCTCTTTGCTAGTTTATGGAGTACATAGAACCAAATCCCGTTAATGATGGGTTCTACAATCGCATCAATTGCCGCTAACTCCATAGCTGCACCAGTGATTAACCAGTTGCAGATCGTGGCAATAAAGATATGCCCGATAGTATAAATGATTGCTAATGCAATGCTAGACTCGCCGATGAGTCTTTTAAGGAGTTTGAATATCCCCTTGGTAAGTTCTGTCATAATCATTTTCAATCACCTTTTCATCTTCACCACGCAACATCTTCTGTAGTTCTGCTGTGGATCCTACAAATACATTTTGAGTAAGAGATTTAGTATCATCTGGCGCACCTTTTGCCTGAGTGACATTAATCTCTTGATTCTTTTTATGCATTGCCAATAAAGCGTGTGCATTCTCTGCCTGCTGTTTAATCATGCCTGTCAGGACTTCTATTGCCCGAGGATGTTCAGACTCCTCTGCAACCTCTCTGGCGAGTCGTAGACCCTCTTCACCAGATAATAATAAAGATCTGAGAGTAGATCTAATTAGATCTAAGTCTTCATCGTAACTCGAATGTACACTTTCAGGAATATCTCTTTTTGGAACAATACTATTCATTATGCACTATCCCCCTCGCCTGGAATAATAAACGTCTCAGTAAATCCATAATCACTGTCTGGATTGACATTCAATGGATCAGGTTCAACAATAATACGTTCGAACAGATTATCCGAATCTGTAAGACTGTAAGAACCGACAGTAGGTACATCTGGGTCCCTAAAGTCAACAATCGCCTTACGAATGATAGAACTGTCAGCAATCGGACCAAAGAAACTTGTTTTGAGTTCAAAGTCTAATGTATATATAATTGTTCTTCTATTCTCCAAAGAACCTTCATAATCATCTGTAAATGAAATACCGATTAAAGAAATAGGAATATCCTCGGTAATATCTGGATAATCGCTAAACTGTTTCATCGTAATTGTATAAGAAGGATTGAAGAATGGTAAAATCTGCTCAAGTATTTGAACAGCATCTTCATTCGTTTTTGCTAAAATATTCAACTGAAAATTAAGAATATATGGAACAGAAGTAAAAAACTTTGTCTTTTTATTATTATCTGTTATAATATTCTTGGTAAAACTATTTGTCTTTGGTAATTGTCTAGTAGGGTCAAAGTAAAGAGAAGACATTTCAAATCCCATTCTAGGGAGTTTGATTGCCAGTTTAGCATCTGCCATGTCTGCTGTTTCACGAATACGATCTAAGAACTTCTGCTTTGGAGAATAACTCAGAGGAACTTTGATTTGACTAATTACATTACCACTGGAGTCTTTTCTCAGCAGGTAGATATTATTGAATAGTGTTCCGAATACAGCAACACACTTTCTGATCTTTTCATGGTAGAAGTGTTGATTAAACATATTATGTCACCTCTCCGAATGGATTACCTTCACTGAAGTCAATAATATTATCGCCTTCTGTTTCAAAGAAAGTATTCTGCTGTGTAGTTTGAATCAGATTGTTTTCTCTGACAGAGACCACTGTGTAGGTTGCGCTGTCATTGAATTCAGTAATATTAGTGATATTGCCTGTTGTAAAGAGGTGATACTTACCATCGTCCGCACCAAGATGAACAAGCGACAACTCGTTAGAACTATCGTTCCACTTAGCAATCTCACCAGAAATGGTTACGTCATTGGCAAGACCTTGCTGAATAGTTGTTCCAGTCTGCAATATATCATTAGGATAAGAACTATCTGTAAGAGTCAGAATATACTGGTAAGCATAATTCTGCTCAATTTCGTCGATGACACGAATATCTGTATCAAAGTCTTCATCATTGTATTCAAACAGTTCAATCTCCATACGGAATGTTGGGAGATTCGATAACTGATAGAATGGTTGATCATCAATCACTCGCATGATTTCAAAGATTTGATCTGACAATGGAAGATAAATCAAGTCACCTTCATTTGGTCTTACCTGAGAAGAGGAATGATCGAATGCTACTTCTTGCCATCTTCTTCTAGATACATGCAGTGTTGCTCTGTCTCTAATCTCTACACCAAACTTTGTAAAGAGTTCTTGATCACCGTCAAAGTTGTCAATATTCTCCAGATACATTTCAATCTTGTAAGCATCTTCAAACTTTGAAGCGACATCTTCGCCAAAGATTTTATCTTCTGCTACAAGTGTTCTGGGCATATAGAAAACATCTTGCCCATACATCTTGAGAGATTCGATGACAATGTTTTCATATAAGTCTTGCTCTGATTTGACTGATTGACTAAAGTAGAGATTGGTAGCCATTACATTATCCTACAAAAAAGTCAACAGGCAACTCGTATGTATTACGCAGTTTTTCTTCTAATCTAAGCATCTCTTGAGTTGCATCATCATATATTTGTCTACCGTTCAATGTAACGCCACCGGGAAGTTGCATACCCTCAAACTTAATCAGATTTGCTCCCCACTGCTGTTTAATCGCCTGTGTCAAATACTCTTTCACAAACAGATCGTTATAAACATCAGTATGAGTTTCTGGGTCTACAATCTTGAAAGTTTCAAAGACGATATAATCATCTTCTAAAATATCCTGATCAGAAAACTTGCCATGAATATAAACTCTGTTCTGATGTCTATTGAAATCAATATGTGGATACCCAGTCAACTTTGCATCTAACAAAGAAAGATATTGCTTTGTCTGTTCATAGTAGGCAAGATCACCAATATAGGTGTTAAGATCATAAATATCATTCAAGGACATTTGATATTTAATGTCAAACATTCCTGCAGAATTGCCTGAACCTCTGACCATAAAAAGTCTCTTGACATAAATGATACTATCATCTACAGTGATATAACCATTAGAAATATCTGTAGATGTGACCTGATGCTTCAGAAACGTCCTAACAACCGCATCAGAATGATACTCCTGATAGAGTTGAAGAGTGTCGTCTGTTCTATCTTCCAGCTGGTCAATATCTACATTGATTTCAATAACAGGTGCGCCAAGTCTTCTTAGACAATGATCTATCAGTTGGTCTCTTGTACTTGGTGTAGCCATGTTTGTTCCTTAGAAAACTATATTTATTATATATTTATAAATCTTTTTCTTCGGATGTCAGTAAAGCGACTTTATTTCTAATAGAGAAATCTTCTATCGGAATATCGCTGAATCCGTGCCAGTTGGCTCTTTTCTCGCTAACCTTATGCACTTCAACAAGTTCATGTGCAAGTTTATCAATAAATTCGAGTTGTAAAACATTATCCCAAGATTCAGACTCCTGCTCCTGATCACAAAACTCGATTAATAGTTTTTGAATTTTGCTAACATTCGCTCCGCATTGCTCAAGATATTCCTGTTCGCCTTTACTAATTCTCCCCGTCATACGAATATCTCTAAGGGACTGGGTTAAACTTCTCTTTAGATGACCGATTGGTTCTTGCTTTTCAAAGTCGTGTTCATCAAATCCATTAATTTTAGTCTTGAGTTCTTCATAAATTTCATTAAGGGCTAGGACATCTTTCATAGCTCCTTCAGCAGCGAGTCTGTTTTCTTCAGCAATCTCATGATGTTGGGCCAGTTTTACAGTAATATCAAACCTCTCCCATTTAGAAAGGTTTTCATCTTCCAATTCTTCATAAGTTTTCTGCATTTTTGCTTTGTATTTTAAAAACCTCCACTTGGCTTCATTTAAGTTTCGTTTCTTATGAGAGATTTCATTGTAAACCTGCCTAACATTATAATAATCACTAAAGTTTGACATGTTAATATGTTTCCAGATCCACTGATTGTGACCTCTGTTAAATAATGCTGCCAAATCGTCAGTATTTTTAAATGCCTGCTCTACTAGAGCTGAATTTTCTCCAAAGGTCTTATCACCAAAACTATGAATATCCGCTAACTCTGCCTTTTCTAAAACCTCTGGAAAAGACATCGCCGGAGGTTCTTCTGACCGAGATAAACTCTTCGTGAGATCATCAACTAAAGAGAGAGCATTATTATTTTCAGTTAAAGAAATTTCATTATTATCTTCATTCATTAATACTTAATCCTATTATAAAATTATACTTGAGCTTTATCAGCAAACATTGTTGTTGCAGCGGATAACCCCATATCATGCCTGTAAATATTTGATCCATCAGATGCAATTAAATTTATCTGACTCCCACCAGTACCACCGGCCAAATCTGGCAATCCCGGTAGATGCGTAATATAATCGGTCGTGTTGACCGGCGTTCGACCTGTCATAAGGTATCCTCTACCTTGCGTTGATGATATACCTACATGACCCCAACGGTGGTCTAATCCACCCGGATCCCAGTTTACAGCGGTTCCTGTTGCAAACGGGAATTTTTCAACGACTCGTCTTCCACTGTTACTCTCTGGTCCATTCGGGCCGGCTGGACTTGTCGTATCAGGGTATGCTTGATTATTAAACCCTTCAAAAAGAAACCCTTTAGTTGGAGATACGAGAGATGCTCTGGCTAATACCTTTTGAGAAACTAATCCGTCATTAATTAAAGTTTCTGTTGCAAATGGGAACCTTTCTCTAGTTCCGGGACTATTCGCTACCCGGCCGGGGTCGCCGAAGTCGAGATCGTGCTGTGTTCCTGGAAAATTATAAGAAACCTGATCCGTTCCACTGATTGCATTACCAAAATGTCCATAGTTAGTCATATTACCCGGTACCGCAGACCAAGTTTCTGTCGAGTGCGGCATTTTTTGTCTCTCGCCCCTTTGTCGGTCGTTGTATACTGGACCGGATTCATTGGATGGAACTGTTCCGGAATCAGGAGTGCGGATATACCCGCCACTCAAATAAGAAACGTCAGTGGAGTAAGATGACATGCCGCCTCTTCTCCAGTAAAACAGTTCATTACCTGCGATTACTACATCAGCTACAGCTTGGAATGGGAATTTCTCAGTGTATCTACCCCATTTTTCTCTTGGAACGGCACTTCCTGTCCGCTCAAAAGGATGATTATCAGCAGGGCGGGGCACAGTCGGTTCCGCCAAGCTTCCAGTAGTATATCCATGGAAATATGCTACAGTAGGAGAACTACTACCTTTCATACCAATATTCTGCGCAATAGTAGCACTCGCAACATCGCTCTCAACCCTTCCAATGTTAGTGGTGGCACCGGCCGGGTTGTTCCACTCTCCAATAATTCTAGAGACGTTATTCGCAAAATTAAAAGTTTGCCGTAAACCGGGTCCGTGGTTCCTACCTTCAGTCAGCATATCACCGCCACCTGCGCCAGTTCCACCTGCAATGACGCCGAAAACTCCACCAGCTTCTGGAGAATGATACATATATCTAAAATGTACTCTAGGAGAAAGTCTAGAACTTGAGCTGACTACTGGAGTGTATCCGGGATTATCAGATTTTGTTCTAAAATCAAACCGAAGAGCATTGTTATGTCTCCAAGAATTTAAGGGGGCTTCATACCTGTAGTCTGAAGGGGTCGTTGGCATAGCAATCTTATGCTCTCTAGGCATACCAACCTCAAACCCTTTATGAATAATCATTTGATTAAGAACATCAGTATATGACGTCTCTGTTATATCAACGTCCACCCCTCCAATTAATCTTTCCCTTCTAGAATTATCTTCTTGGGGGGCCGGCGCTGTCGGGTCAGGCTGCACGCCCTCCTGAGCGGTCCATCCAACTCTTAAAAAATCATTGGGTCGGCCGACCATCGACTCGTCATCGGTCCCTTGAATCGCATCGGCATGTAAGTTATTCATATATGCCCAACCATCAAAAACTCCGCCTACGGTGGTGTTAATGTCAGATTCGCTCATAGAATCTATTTTTGCTACGTTAATTATAGTTCCATCAACATCTGGTAGAGACTGAGATGCTAATGGTACAGGAACCTCTTCCCAAACCCTAAACTCCTGTACAGCGTCTCCTATATCGCCATGCCCGCCACCAAGAATGTCGAGGGTTTCCCTTGTCGTTACACTTTGACCTTTTAAATTGACCCTAAATCCTCCTGCGCTTCCGGGGATTGTTGTATAAAGAGTAGGAGCAGGTGTTGTTCCGGGTTCTTTAATGCCTTGAATAAAAACAAATTCGTTGTAAGTTCGTGCTCCAGGAGTTTTAAAAGGAGATGCATCATGAGTGGTATATGCAGCTAATGGAGCATCAGTTCCGCTGGGTTCTGCAGTAGGAACTGCATAAAGCATATGAGATGACACTGCTGGATAACTAGGAGTTGAGGGATCTCCTGGTTTTTCAGGAGGAGATCCCATCGCCGGGTGCATAGAGGTAATGGATCCAGAATATTGAGAGTTTTGTTGACCGCCATAAGATGGAACATTAGCTAATTGTTGCGGTCCAGCTGGATCAGTTCCACCAAAAATGTATCTGAACAGTCCCGCATCGGTGCCAGGATTCGTCGAATTCCATCCGTTCGGTTCCTGCGGCATTGTGGTAAAGCCATAAAACCCATTATGCCCCATAATTACTGGAGAGAAAGTTTTATAGCTGTTCGAATGAGAAGTCGTAACAGGTGTGAAATCAGCTGGAGCGCTGGCTGGACTGGTTCTGGGATAATTTTCGTATGTTGATGATACATCTTGATCTCCAAAAAGATAGGTAGACCTACCAATACTCAAAGGATATTCAAGATGAAAATTCTCATTGATGGGGCTGGGTATACTGGAGGCCGGGTTGGTAGTGCCGTCAACGGGAAGTGTCTGTATGGGTAATCCGATCGCAGTGTCATCAATACCCTTTTCCCAATTCATATTACTGGTTCTAGTATTAATTGCTGAATTTAAAACCCCAATAGAAGTGAGTCCACCTGCAGAAGTGATCAAATCTGATTGGTTGCTAATGGCAGTAGGAGAAATGGACCCATCTAGAATATTTGCACCCGGAAACCCAGAAACAGTTTTAACCGAATCAGAATCAGCTAATTTAAGGTATGTTTCAGCAGAATCGTCCAGAGCATGAAGTCCGACAGAGTTCCGTCCAATTAAAGTTCTTTTGTTAAGAAAAGTTTTATTATTTCTCGCCATTTAGCAACCTTTAGAAAATATGGTTTATTGTATATTTATATAATTATCTGAAAGGCATATCACCATGAACCCAAATCACCAGAGCATATCTCTCGCCGCTTTCAATAGAGGAGACACAGTGAGGCATATAACTTGGGAACAAAGAGATAGAACCTTGCTCTCTAACTGCCTGAAACTCTTTATCACCTTGGTTACGAATTAAAAGGTCACAACCAGTATATTCATTCGGATCAGATAACTGTGCTGTAAAAGAAATCTTACGAGTAGCAGAGGTTCCCGGACCAGCATCAATATGCCAGTTATAATGTCCCGGAACTTTCTCGTCAGACTTATAGTGAATCAGTTGCAGTTCATGCTCAATATGACTGATGTCGTATCTAAAGTGATGCTCGTTTGCAAGCGCAACGATATGGCAGACTTTATCCCATATCCATGCTGTTTCCTCGCTTGGAGTAATATTATATACTGTCGCTGATCTAATCTCTCTAGAAACTTTAGACGTAAATACTCCACCAGAACCGATAGAAGCAGTTCCACCATAATCATCTTCTGAAAGCGCAATGATCTTCTCACATTCTTCCTTGCTAAAAGTAAGGTGAGAATTATGTTCAGAGTTCATACTAACATATCCGGGGAAGTTGATCTGCTTTGCGGTCTTAGGTAAGAGCACACCATTGAAATTGACGCCACTGAAAAAATCAGGAGGTCTTTTACCATTTTCACTATGCTCTTTTGGAACGCCGAGTTGACCACGACCATCTGTAGCATGATCCTTATATGGTCCGTTAGCATCTACAAAGTGTAAGAAAACTTGAACCTGCCAGTTACCTTTAAACTTAGGACGCCAGTGCTCTACCTCACATCCTTTATAAATCGCCAGTTCTCCAACATCAAGGTTTACTCTTACCTCTTTATCTTCATCGAAATAGATTGGCCATACTGGTTTAGACTCATCATAACCCAAAGTCAGTGTAGCAGAAATCTCACATGAAGGACGATCCTTATGTCTCTTCAGTTCCTCTCCGGGTCTATAGAGTCGAGCATAGGTATAAGTTGGAAGAAGTTCTTTACCTACCTGTTGACCAATACCTTCACGAAATCCTTCTAGCAGCGCATCAAACTGTGGATCTCCATAGATTGCACCGGAAAGAGGGCATTGAGAATCTTGAACAAGTTTTCCCTCTTTTTCCAGATCAAACATGTGTTGAACTAACTCATCACATTTTTCTCTAGGTAGAGCATTATTTAGAATGAGATACCCATTCTCTTCAAAAGCATGACTTGTCTTTTTATAATGATCTTTCAAATCTGTTTCTGCAGGTTTTGGTCTAGGTGCGGTAATCATAGAATCGTAGTCCTCATCATAACTGGTATTATCTAACATGATTTAATTATCATCCTCTGTTTAGTTCTTCAAGTCTCTATAGGGTTATTTAGTAATCTTCTTAAATTTCCGTAATTGTCAATCTACATGCATCTGCTAGGGTTACTACAGTATCAGTACCGCTGTTTAGAGCGGCTCTAACATCAATAATATCATTTGCTGCTAAAGTTAAAATAACAGTAGCAGTACCAGTGGACTCGCCTACACCCGCAACTCTATTATACATTCTGGATTCAGTTCCTGTAACTGCTGATCCATTTTTATATAATATGGCACTTGTATCTGATCTTGCGGCCCCAGATATATTATTAGTTGTTACATCATAAGTGATCGTGTATGTACCAGCATAGTTTACTGTTACTCTACCACCACTTAAACTGAAAGCAGATGCCCTAGATGCTAATTCAGTATCGATAGGAACAATAGCATAAGTACCTGTTAAGGTACTAGTAATAGCATTAGCATACGCAGAGAAATATCTTGTTGCAGTAGCATCGTTAATAGAACCATCACTACCAAAAGTGGTAATGACAGTATCTTCTGGAGTCTGAATTTGCAGATCAATCGTATTTGCATCTAAAGCATAGTATAAAGGTTGCCATGCAGTAGGAGAGGAATCTGGATCGTTTGTTGCTGTACCTGCTGTGGAAGATAAGAAATAATAATTGTTTGCAGACAGTCCGCCTGAAAGAGTAAAGATACCAGTCGAGGCGATCTTTACATCTGTGGCTGCCATATCAACAATAACGTGAGATGCAGTATACTCGCCTGTAGAGTCGTTATATGCACCTTCCCACTTACTCGTTCCAGTGTCATAGTAAACTGCCTTACCTTCACCGATAGTAAACGAATTTGCTGTTCCGAAGTTAGCAGAGTCTACCGAGAAGTTTGGACTGCTTGCTGCAGTCAGATCAGCAGTAGTTGCTACAGATACACCGTTTACACTCAAGACACCACTAGAAGGATTGAAGGTCAATTTAGAATTAGATACCTTTACTCCATCATTACCAGAAGTTGCATCTCCAAAGTGGACATAGTGAGTAGAGTTGGTAGTAGTATCGTTGGTGATAGCAACATTAGTAGAGTTGGTGGCGTTAGTGGCAGTGGTGGCATTACCGCTTAATGTGGCAGTGATTGTGCCAGCAGAGAAGTTGCCAGAACCGTCTCTTGCTACAATAGTATTAATTGTATTTGCATTAGTTGCAGTTGTGGCAGAGTTAGAAACTTTACCTGCTGTACTAATTGTTGCAAGTTTAGTATCTGCAATTGCGGCAGATGCATTAATGTCATCATTTACGATAGAACCAGATGTAATAGCAGCACTTAATGTGACCGCTCCAGTTCCATCGAATCCTACCGCCGCTGCAGTAATATCGCCACTTATACTAAAGTTTTGTGATGATGCTAAAGCAGTTGCAGTTGAAGCGTTACCTGTAACATTTCCTGTTAAATTACCACTAAATGCAGTAGAGGTGATGAGTCCGGTTGATGGATTATATGTTAATCCAGTATCAGTTTCAATACCTTGAGAACCAGTTGCACCATCTACAAATGTCAAGTAAACAGTTTCATCGGTAGAGTTATTTGCAGTCGCAGTAACATTAGTTGCAGTTGTGGCAGTTGTAGCATTACCTGAGAGTGAAGCAGTAATGGTTCCTGCTGAGAAATTACCAGAAGCATCTCTAGCCACAATAGCATTAATTGTATTTGCATTAGTTGCAGTTGTTGCTGAATTTGCTACTTTACCAGCAGTGCTAATCGTGGCGAGTTTAGTGTCTACAATTCCAGCAGATGTATTAATGTCATCATTTACGATAGAACCGGGATTGTAAGCAGTAGTTAGCTGAACAGCGCCTGTACCATCAAAACTCACTGCTGATGCTGTTACGTCTCCTGTGAGACTAAAGTTTTGTGATGATGCTAAAGCAGTTGCAGTTGAAGCGTTACCCGAGAGTGCAGCAGTAATAGTTCCTGCAGAAAAGTTACCTAAACCGTCTCTAAATACAATAGTGCTTGGAGTATTTGCATTTGTGGCGTTTGATGTTACGGTAAATGTGCCACCCTCTGAATTAACACTACCACTTATACCATTACCACTTGTAGTACCTTGTTGTACATAGTTACCTGTTGTATCGTCGCCAAGAACAATCTGATTAGTAGTGTTGAACAATCCAAGAGTTATTTCATTGATTGCTTTTCTTTTCTGAGAACCAGCATCTAATATGACTAACTCATCTGTTCCTACAGCAGCATCAGTCATATCAGTGAGTTCTGATAGGTCAACATCAATTGTAGGAGTAGCGTTTTCACCTGAGTTGTTTTGTAAGTCAATCAGATTACCAGCTACAAGAGATGCGACATAGTTACCAGTAGTGTCATCGCCAAGAGCAACAGAGTTTGGTTGAATAGTAGTAGAAATGTTTGCAGTATCACCTGCACTAGTAAATGTTGCACTACCAGAAACATCTCCACTAAGCTGAACAGTAACAGCACTTGACAGCGCACTCGCAGTTGAAGCGTTGCCGGACAGAGCGCCATGTACAGTAGAAACTTCAATATCTTTATTAAAGTCCCATCTGTCAGTGCTACCATCGTATGTAATAGTGGCATTCGATCCGTTTACAGTAATCCCTGCACCATTTGCCTGTGCGTTTGTAGTAGCAGAGTCTGCAAGAACAATATTCTTATCGCTGATAGTTACAGTGGACGATTGAATTGTTGTCGTTTCACCGTCTACCTGTAAGTTACCAAGAATAACAAGAGTACCAGCACTGTCTGTAGGATGCGGGTCAATATACATGTAAGACCCACCAGTAGTACTGATGGTATTCCCATCAATACGAACATTGTCGATATCTACTTGAGTAAGACCAGCAAGTGTAGTAGTAGATCCACCGAGAACAATAGAAGTAGTACCGATTGTGGATGAGTCATACTGAAGTTTGGTGTTAGTGATACCGCCATCTTTTACTCTGACTGCACCAGAACCATCAGTAGCAGATAGTTCAATAGTAGCATCATCAACAGTAACTTCAATCTCATCTGCATTAGCAGTGATACCATCACCGCCGACAACGTTTAATGTTCTAGTAGAGGTAATATCACCACCACCAGTTAATCCATTACCTGCTGTGATACTAACTGCAGAGTGGTCGATATGTTCGTTTCCTACAAATCCAGAAAGATTATCGTGAACAATCTCGCCATCTGTAGTTGTAAACTCACCTGTTCCGCTATTATAGGTTATTCCAGTACCGCCACTGAACATTCCACGGACGTTGGCAGAGTCAATGTCAATAACACGACTTGATGTAATATCACCACCGCCAGTTAGACCTTTACCTGCTGTGATAGAGACTCCAGAGTGGTCAATATGTTCATTAGCGACGAATCCAGAAAGATTATCGTGAACAATCTCAGCATCATTGGTAGAAACCGTATCAGCTGCAACTGTAATGCCTGTACCTTCACCAACAGCAAATGATCTGCTAGCAGCTATTGTACCGCCTCCAGTTAATCCATTTCCAGCTGTTAGAGTAACTCCAGAGTGCGCTACATGCTCATCAGCAACGAAACCAGAAGTATTGTCATGATTAATAACTTTACTGTAGTAAGCAGCAAGATCAGCGGAGTCAATCTCTACATCATCAGTATTTACTCTGATTCCTGTTCCGGCACCAACGTTTAATGTGCGGGTAGTAGTTATATCACCACCACCAGTTAAACCTGATCCCGCTGTAATATTAACACCGGAGTGTGCTACGTGTTCGTCTGCAACGAATCCATTTGTATTATCGTGAACAATGACTTTACTAAAGTATGCTGCAAGATCACCGGAGTCAATCTCTACAGTAACAGTATTACCAGAAGCAGTAGTGTCGATACCAACACCTGCTGCAATCTCTAAAGCAGAGTCAAGAAGATTTACTGAACCTGTGCCAGTTTCTGCACTAGTGCTAAGCACTGTACTGAGCGCTTCAGTTCCGATACTGTCTACAAATCCAGATGCATCTATAGTCACAACAGGAATAGCTGTTTGAGAACCATATGTTCCCGCAACTACAGTAGTACCAGTTCTTGTGATATTTGTAAATGTAGAGGAGTCTGCTACTACTTCACCAGTTACAGTTACGCCAGTAGCACTTGTTTCAAACTTCTTGTTACCTGCATAGTATAACTCTACAGAAGTTGCCGGAGTAAACTTACCAGATACTTTCTCGTTAGTCGAGTCTTCTAAGATGATGCTCTGACCATTAGTCAGTAACTTAAAATCACCTGTTCCGATCTCTTCAATGTAACTGTTTGTTTGATCATGATAGATTTGTAGATCGTCTGATGCACCAAATGTCAGTTTAACATTATCGTTGAATCTAAGATCACCGGATGTCTTAATATCGGCAGCATCTGATCTCAAGAAAGATTCGCTTGAAATGCCATCGAGTTTATCTGCGTTCAGGTTAGTTACAAGTGTATCAGATGTTACGCTGAACGGTGCGCCAGATCCACCGAAAGAAGGATTCTCGTTGAATGCCTGATCAATGTCAGAGTCTACTCTGGTCTTAGTGTAGTAGAGATTAGTCGTGCCTTCGGACAGACTGTCTGTTGTATATGGATCAAGAACAATATCTGTAAAGAACGAAGCAATGTCTGTTACAATTCTAAGTTCACCAGTGATCGGGTTGTGATTGATACTATCAATGGTATCACCCAAGGACGCCTGAGCAGAAACGAGGCCGATACTATCAACTTGTCCATAACTGTCAACGCTAATAATTGGAATCTTTGTGGAGGTGCCATATGTGCCTGCAACAACACCACTAAGGGCAACAGCAATCTCACCTGTGGTGCTGTTATAGTTGATGTTATCTCCACTAGAGAACAGACCTTTGACGGCAGCAGAGTCTAGTTTGAGTTCAGTTGAACTGCCGAGTGCAACTGATCCCCCACCTGTAAGACCGGAACCTGCAGTGACTGTTACACTGTCAAACTCTAACTGATCATTTCCTACACCAGCAGTCTTGATACTAACAGCACCAGAAGATACGCTAAAGTCGTTTGTATCAAAACTAGCGATACCTTTATTAGATGTACTTGCATCTTCACCAGCGATTGTAATTGTTCTGCCAGAAGCAGTGGTATTGATACCTTCACCTGCAGCAATCTCAAGAGAAGAGTCTAACAGGTTTACTGTTCCTGTTCCAGTCTCTGCTGCTGTGTTCAGAGTCGTGCTGATTGCAACTTCACCGATACTGTCGATGAAACCAGAAGCGTCTACAGTAACTACTGGAATCTCTGTTACAGAACCGTAACTACCTGCTGTCACTCCAGCAGGAGAGGTTCTGGCGAGATTAGTAAACGTGCCTGAGTCTGCTGTATAATGTCCGATAGCAGTACCATCAATGAATCCGCCATCAATGTTAACATTGCCAGAGGTGAGATTTGTAATAGTAACATTACCAATCTCCCCACCTTCAATTTTATCACCAGAGATTTGATCATTAGCAAGAGTCAGTGTTCCAGCAGATACATCTAAAGTTTTAGTAGCGCCTACTGTGATAGTAGTTCCATCGATCGTACCACCATTAATGTCTACACTTGTTGCTGTAAAGTTTGTTGTGGTGATAGAGTCTGCGCTGACTGTTCCAGAGAATGTATCTGCAACTATAGTAGCGGCATTAAAATCTGCTAATACAAAAGACGGATCACTTCTATCAATGACGTTTGATCTAGGAGAAGAGTCTAGAGCAGAGTCTTGGTATTGAGCAAAGAGGTAGTACTTATCGTCTGTAGCGTCTCTGAACAGACCTGTATGCTGTCTACCACCTAATGCAGCATCATAGTAATGACCAATAAAACCAATATCAACTTCATCGCCAGTTTCGTTAGAGTCTGCAAGGTGAATCAATGGATCTTGAATCGCTAATGTTTGTACATCAATCGTAGTAGTTGTACCAGTGACTGTGAAATCGCCATTGACTTCTACGTTTCCGCCGACATTCAAGGCCCCGCCGATACCTACACCACCTGTGACAACTAATGCGCCACTTGCTGAGTTAGTGGATGCTGTATTATTAGCAACAGTTAAAGTAGAACCATCGTATGTCAGGTTAGCATCATCTTCAAGTTCACCAGAAGTCCCAGCGACTACAATTCTATCATTTGTTAAGTCAGTGACACTAGCACTCGCCAGAGTAGCAGTGCCCGAAACATCTAATTTTGTAATATCGGCAGAGTCAATAGTAAGATTATCAGAACTATCGCCCAGAGCAACTGTAGTGCTGCCTAATTTAATTGTTGTATTGACTAACTTATCGTTAGTAATACTACCTGCTAACTGATCATTATCAATACCACTAGTCTTTACAGAAACATATCCAGAACTGACTGTGAAGTCGCCAGAATCAAAATTAGCAACACCTTTATTTGTTGTACTAGCATCTTCACCAGATACAGTAATAGTATTACCAGATGCTACTGTATTAATACCTTCACCTGCCGCAATATTCAGTGAAGAATCAAGTAGACTTACAGAACCTGTACCTGTTTCACCAGAAGTATTCAGGGTTGTGCTAATAGAGACTTCACCGATACTATCAATAAATCCAGATGCATCAACTGTAAAGACGGGAATCTCTGTAACAGAACCATAAGTTCCTGCAGTTACAGTTGTACCTGTTCTTGTAATATTTGTAAATGTTGCAGAGTCACCTGTAATGCCAAAGATCCGAAGGTCAGAGTCTAATGTTAATGGGTCGGAAACAGTACCAGAACCATTAAAGTTGTCATCATGGAAAGCACCACTTAAAAGAGCATCACTGATTGCAGAATCAAGATCATCTAATACTTCTGCAAGAGTAGTACCAGCAGCATTTGTTAATCCAGAAGGATCAATCTCAAAGGTAGACTCGTCTGCGCTTACACTGTCTGCGCTGACAAGAAATCCTTTATTGAGTTTTAAGAATAAACGTGTACCGTCGGCAAGAGAAGCAAGAATATAACGGTCGGAATCGGGATTACCAAAGTTCGGTTCAGCGTTGTCCAGACTCAGGAACGCACTTCTTCTAGAGTCTAGATTATTGCCAGTTTTAGTCTTAATACGACCGCTAAGGAGTCTTGATTCTGTTTTAGCCATTGAGCGATTCCAGTACACCCATTACCAGTTTTAACTTATCATCTTTATTAGAAGTCATCTTGAGAATACCGTTTGCGGTAATCACCAGTTTACCTACAGAACCGTTTGCTGTGTCTCGAGATGGAATATCAAACTGCGAAAGAAGTTCTACAGCAGTTGCACTGGCAGAGTCCTGATATGTAAATGTCAGAGTGGCGTCTGAGTCAGATGCATTGGCAATCTGAGTAGACAGCACGATTCCAGTATAGTTTGAAGGCGCAGTATAGATCGTCTGATTACTAGTATCAATCGACTTTGTTACTGTTTTAAATACGTTTAGGTCAGCCATGTTTAGTCCTCAAGTGCGAGAGAGAATGGAGTTACACGGGCAAAGAGACTGCGGTCAAATGCTTGTCCCTCAATAGTGCCTGTTGATCTTTGAATAAGGAAGTCTTCACCGACTCTGAAGTCACCTTTCTGGTCAGTACTGGTAACGAAGCAGAGACCTGCTCTATCAGAGTCCTGTACAACCTCATCTGCTTGAGCTGGAATACCTCCACGATAAGGTAGCGCTGTCCTTACATCTGTGCCTGTACCGATCCACTCAAAGGTATGGCCAGAGGAGGACAATGCACTTCTCTGGTGGAAAGTGGCGGAGTCATCGTCTGGAAGATTTACATCAGGATCTTCTAGGATCTTAATCGTTCCTGTTCGAGCATCAGAGTCCCAAGAAGCAGAGTCTACAGTATAGTAAAGTGGATCAGACGCAAACTTAACTGCATCAGAGATGTTTGGTCTCTTTGTCAGGTTCTTAAGAGTGATGAGGTTATCAATCCTGTCTTGCTGGCCATCTACCTTTGCCTCATAAAGTTTGTCAGATACGCCAGTCGCTTTCAAACCGATATTGCCGAACGAACTGTTGGAGTTAGTGATCGAGGCAAACCCACCGTTCTCTGCCAAGAATCCCACATCACAGTAAACCGTAAACACTGACACCAACTGACAGTAACCTCTGTTCAGCAGATAGACACCCTTACCGCCTTGGTTGATTTGAGTAAACGAGTCAACTACAATAGAACGAATGCCACCGACCTTGGATCCGTCGTTACGAATACCATCACCGCCTTGAGCGGGTTTAGTTGGGTCAATTGCGTCAGGGTACTTATAGGTGCCATCGTCGTTTCTTGTAAGGTCTGGACCTGTGATAGATGTACAGTTTCTAATATAAGGAGAGTTTACAATGATGTTAGATGCAGAGTCACCAGAAGGATCCCATGCAATAACAGCAGCGGGTTGTAAATGATCACGGAAAGTTATATCTGACATATAACAGTTATTATTGACATAGAACATGTCAGAGGTCTTGTTCTTAGGACGAATGCTTGTATTCTTCAAGTTATCGCCGATAATAGATACGTTCTTTGGAATCTCTACTGGATTATTGATTGTGTAGTCGCCTGTCTTGAGGTAGATTGTAGATGCAATCTCTGGAGCGTCCAGTACGTCTACATATCTGTCACCGATACCAAACAGTAAAGGATATTCACTATCAACCAGATCAATAACATCATCAATGATAGTTGACTTGTTATTCGCAATCGCATCAAATGAAGTCATCAGTGCACTAGCATCAAGACCATTACTATCAAAGGTAACTCTGGTGTCTAAGTCAGGAGTAATTCTGGAGGCAGGTAAAGAAGTGCGACCATTCCTAATTACGTTACCGATCATAGTAACAGAAGCAGAAAGTTCATTTACTTTAATCTGTCTTGGAGTCAGACCAGTGGTATCTTGCGTTACACTATAGTTTCCACCCGGTCCGGAAAGAACTACAGCACTGTCTTTCAATACGCCTTCAACAACTTCTGCCATACGATCATAAGCAGCAGCAGTTGCAGGAGTCTCTGCCACGGAGATCTGTGCAGGACCATCACCATTAAAGAAGAAGAAGTTGGCATTATCATAGGCACCAGCATTACCGAGATACGTTGCATCGTAAGTCAATGCCTCTACAGCAAACCTAATATCTCTTTTGCACTTGGCGCTATCATATGAAAGGTTATAGTTTGCCTTTACCCACTCGTTTACTTCTTCTGAGATGAATACTTTATTGTTTAAAAGTTTAGTCTTTGATCTAGAAGCATCATCTTCTGTCTGAGAAGAGTCATAGTATGTAGAAGCATTAGTAGGAATAGGATATTGAGAAGCACCTAAAGCATCTGCATTATCCCTACCGTTCTGAATAATATCTTTTACTTCATCCCAGTATGCATCTGCTCTTGAAAGAGAAGTAGCATCACCAGATATTGCAGTAAGATCGTTAACAAGGTCTTTAGTCTGGTCTAAACTGAATAATACTTCAGTGATACCTTGCGTATACGACCCTGCACGTCCTTGGAATACCTGATTAAAACTTGTACCTAATGCAATATCATATTTTGAAGCATCTATGTAGTAACCTAAGTCTCTTCTTGTCTTAGTCTCAATGACGGAAGACTGTGCACCATCTGAGTCGAGACCAGCAGCGCCTCTTCTTTTTGCTGCTTCTTCTAATGCTTTATCGAGCGTGAGGTATGCTCTATCGAGAGTTGTGCCTTCATTACTATCGTTACCGCTCTTAGAGACATAAAAGACATTCTCGGCAACTTGTGCACCGCCAAGCTCAATGATGGAAAGATCTCCATCTTTGTCTCTTTTGAAGAACATTTTGCCATCATGAGTGTTGATGGCTACTTCGCCTAAATCTAACTGCGCTGGAGTTGGCTTATTGCCTTTTACAGCACTGCGGCGTAACTTGATAGTTGACATTACGTCTCCAATATTGCATCGACTTATAGAAGTCTATAAATTTGTATTTTATAGTGGCGATAACTATATGAGCTCCGCCACTTCAACTATTTATATCAGTAAGAGCCGCCATCTATCGTGTCAATTGTAACAAATCCTGCAACAACATCAAATTCATTGCTGTCAAACTGCGCCACACCGACCTGCGCAGTAGATGCTGTAGGAACTTCAAAGTCAATCGTTCCATCTGCATCTTGATATGTTACTGTAATATTTGTCTCTGTATTTCCAGAGACCATAGTGCCGACAATATCTTCAACTGCTTCTGCTTTAAGACTTGCCTGACCACTACTAAAGACGAAGTCGTCACTATCTAAGAACTGCGATAGAGCAGAATCAGTAAACGTCATGTTACTGATACTTGCAAAATTAATTGTCGCCGAATCAGTAACAGTTAAGTCTGTGATGCTTGCATTAGTAAGATTGGTTTGATTAGAAACTGTTAAATCTACAATCGTTGCTGAATCGGTAACGTCAAGGGTAGTTACTGTGGCTTGGTTAATAGTAGCAGAATCTGTAACATCTAGAACAGCAATAGTTGCAGTGCCAGTGATATTAGCATCAACGATAGTTGCTGAGTCAGTAACGTCAAGGGTAGTTACTGTCGCCTGATTAATCGTAGCGGTGCCAGTAATATTAGCATCTACAATTGTTGCTGAGTCGCTTACGTCTAACGTAGTAATATCAGCATCATTAATAGTTGCTGTGCCAGTTACTGTTGCATCGGCAATGGTAGCAGAATCAGTAACAGTTAGATTAGTAATGCTTACTTGTGTAGAAACTATATTATCAATATAGGCAGAGTCTACATCAATTGCTCTACTGAAGTCCCAGCGGTCTGTCGTGCCGTTGTAAGTAATGCTAGGTGAGGTTGTTCCGAATACTGAATTGGATTCAGCAGAAAAGACAATGATACCGGCACCATCAAACTCTAATGGAGCTGTACCACCACTATCACCTACAATAATAGCTAGATCATTGATAGTAACTTCAGTAGAATTTACAGTAGTTGTTGTACCGTCAACTCTCAAGTCGCCTTTAATAATTACTGTGCCAGAGTCAGTAGTTGGATATGGATTAAGAATTAAAGTTTGACTATTAGAATTTGTTCTAATTTCATTATTCTCAAACTCTAAATTACCAAGTTCAACAATACCTGTATTAGAAGAGAGTACTAAATTACCGCTCTCGGTAGAAATAGTATCACTGTCTAAGGTTAATAGATCAACTTTTAACTGGTCAATTTTATTACTGGCATCTGTAATGATAGCAGAAGACGCCGTAAGAGTGCCAGGAGCATGGTCTAAGAAATTAGCAAAGTATTCACCACCGATGATTGCAGTTCTGCTCGTGCCACCGTTAGGAACACCTACGAATAATCGCTGGCCTTCATTAGTATCAGTACCAGTGCCAAACGCATAGGCGAGTTCGCCACGGGCAAGATCACCATCAGCTGGTTTACCGTCGCTATCCGCACGTTTTATAAGAATGACGGCCATTTAGTATTCGCCCCCGTTTATTGTTTGTACTTGATTCGGCCTGTCACTTCTTCCTAATGTTGTAGTGCCTTCAAATTGGTTTGTAGTTTTATTAAAAACTAATAATGCTCCATCCTGTAAATTAGTTGTGTTTCCAACCAAGATATTACCATCACTGTCAGTAACATCATTTAAGTCTCTAAGAAGACCACCCCTTACATCAGAAAGAGCAAGAGGTTTCTTAACGACAACTTTTTCAACTATCGTACCATTACGATATTCAATCTTAACCTTATGCGTATCTTTGTCTCGTCTTAATTCACTTACATAAGTAGCCATGATCTAACTCATCTTGTCACAGAAGGTGTGACATTTAACTTACCTTCTAATATTCTTTCTACAATATCAGAGTCTCCTCCAGAAACCAGTTCAATATCATAGACGTATCTTCCAGCTTTCATTGTATCTGAAGTAGCACTAGAAATTGTAATTAAAGCAATACCATCTGTAGCAGGAAATTTGACCGAAGTTGCGGTGAAATCAAAAATTTGATCACTGTCTGTAGTATCATATGTTTTTTTAATTTTACCTCTCAAACTATGACCAGACAGATCCTTTGCGCCTCCATCTTCTTCTTTGAGATGAAGTTCAAAAGTAATGTCTGATCCTTGATCGATTACAAAATCTCTTTGCTGCGCCATGCTTTCCTCTGAAAAAAGTATTATCTAGTTTATTTATAATCATTTAGATTTAATTAAACTGTTAAGTAAATCCTTCATCTCTTTTATATCGTTCCTTAATTCTTCATTTTCAGATTTAAGTTCACGCATAAGTTCTTTTTCTTTTTGTTGCTCTTGCGCTAAAAGTTTTCTTCTTTTAGCAGCTTCTAAACCATTCTTATCAATGTTAAGGACAACCCCAGCTGCATTTTTTACGAGATTGGGTTTGCCCTTAACTTTTACATAATCATCAGACATTCATTATGTTCCCAGTGCGATTGCTCTCAAGTCCTTGATTCTAGGTACTCTAGAAGAGTTTTGAGATCTAAATACAATCTTCAGTTGGAAGGTAGAGAACGGTGTTAATGTTCCTGCCTGACCACCAATCGTATATTCATACTGTCTGAAGATACTTCTGTTATCATCAGTCTGAATACTAGTATCCTCTGTTGCAAGAATAAACTTAATATTTTCAATATCAGTATCAGAACCTGCAGGCAATGTTCTGTAGTAAAGATCAATGAACGAACCACTAGGTCTATTCGCTCCAAGCAGAACTTTCAGACCAACAGCAGGTTCTTCAAGGTTGATCGGAATAGTAAGATGCTTAGACAGAGAAGAACCAGAGTTTGCTGCACTATCCGCTACAAAATCAATTGGGTTGTTAAATGTGGTATTCGGTTCTGCAGCAGTTGCTGAATCAGCAGTCTGATTGTCAATGAAGTTACTGACACCAGAAATAGAAAGTGTCTGCAGATCAACAACAGGGGAGATATATGTATCAGTCGTTGCGAGACTAGAAGTAAATGTCACAGACTTTCTTCCCGCAGAAGGTCCGGTAAACTCATCTTCTTCAATTCTAGCAGATGCAATAACTCTTGGAGACTCAAATCTAGTCAAACGATATGGAACAATATTAACTGAACTCAACTCAGTATATGCATTATTAGTAACATTGTTTGCAGTTACCAGCGATACACCACCTGTAAACTCTGCCCCAGTGCTCATCGTAGTAGCATCTGCAGGGAAGAATGTATTAATGTTTGCAAGGAATTCGTCCATCAATACATTTCTTTCAGTTTGTAAAGATGTTCCTCCTGACAAAGCAGTTTCAGTTGCTGCAGAATCTACAGTAATCTGGAATGACTTACCGTCTACTTTCTTGACTGTCTGCTCGCCGATAAGAGTACTACCTAAGATACCACCGTATCTAGTAGAAGAGTCTAGTCCAGAAATGAAGACTTTGTCATTCTTCACAAATCCAGAGTTTTCCAGCAGAATTGTCACATCACTATCTCCACTAATTGTAGAGATCGGATCAAATCTTGGAGTAACAGTCGGAACTGCTCTGTTCTCAAATACAGCAGTACCAGAAGTACTGAAATCTGCTCTATTCACTTTGAACATCATATCTCTTAATTGATCTGGTGTCCATGTGATAGCATTCTGAGACATAAAGAACGAACCAAGAGAAGGTTGTTTTGTAACTCTTCTGTCTGTGCTACCAATAACAAAATCTTGGATCTTGGAAACATAAACGTTATAGTTTTGTGTATTAGCAATCAGTACAATCGCATATTCAGTGTTACCCTGTAAATAAACAGGAGCATCAAACTCAAACTTTGTAGGATTATTGCGAATATCTGCAATTGTTACAGTAGTTGTTAGGGGAGTAACAGAACATTCAGAAGGTTTCAGAACCTTTTCTGCACCCGGAACTATATTTTCCTGTGAAGGAACGCCGCTTTGAACTGGTCTAATTTGTAATGTAATAGGAGCATTGTCGTTTGTATCGTTATCTCCGTTAGCATTTATCGAATTAGGAGTAGTCGCAAAGAAAACTTCAACGCTCGTAATAAATCCACCATTAGCATTTTGAATTTGGAAAGATTGTGCGATCGGTTCTTTAGGCGGTAAATTTCCTCCGCTAGTACGAGTAATGCGCTCAGTTATAGGTGCTGTTGCAAGATTAATTAGATCTGCTCTAATGCCTTGTGCAGAATAGAGTGCCGCAGCGCTCGAAAGTGGTGCAATTTCACTGTAGTTTGCTGCTGTCTGGTCGAGATCATGAATTACAACTCTTCTCTCGCCAGCATCAAACTGTAATGTGTCATTGTTCGGAATAAAGAACGAACCTTCAATCTCACCAAATTCATTACTAACAAGTGTAGATGAAGATTGTGGATGCGAAGTTCTGCCAGCGAACCGACCCTCTGTATAATCGTCCAGATCAGCACTATCAGTAAACCTCTGGAAAGTTTCTTCTCTAGCATAATCTTTGATTGGTGTTCTATCAAAGTATAAGAAGTGCTCTCTATTAGGCGCAAGACCCTCTGCTCTAAAGAATACCTTTCTGGAGCGAACAAATGGAAGGAGTGTCAGATCAGCAACAATCGTGGCGAAAATAGTTCTAACTGTTCTGGTAATCCTTCTGGTGGTGACTGTCAACCCCAGATTGTTTGTAGCAGTGCTCCTCTGGGTCGTACTACTAAGTACCTGTCTTCGTGTCCTTGTACTGATAACGTCGCCGACACCAATAGTAAATTGATCAATGCCTAAATCTGCAGCAGTGATAAATTCACTAGGACGCACGATTCGATTGATAATTTCTCTTCTTCTCTCTTCACTACGAGCAGCTTCTCTTGTAGATGTAACAGTCTGAATTGTTCTAAATTCTCTCCATTGATCTGCTTCTGGAGAAACTACCAGTGTTCCATTGTAAAGAATGACATCAAATGGGTTCACATTTTCAGTTTCAGTCGCTAGATCTTGATTGATTTCATTAAATGTTGTGTTGG